CATAAAAGATAAAATTAATGAACTAGAGGGTCTTTCTAAAGGATATTCAGATGATTATTACTCTATTTTAGAGATTCATGCTGATTTAGACATAGAAGGTTTTGAGGATATAGGGCAAGATGGAGAGCCAACAGGTATAAAACTACCTTATATTGCTACAATTAGTGCAGATAATGATGAAGTATTATCTGTAAGGCGAAATTATGGTCAAAATGACCCTATGAAAAAGAAAAGAGAACACTATGTTCACTATCAATATTTACCCGGATTAGGTTTTTATGGATTTGGTTTAATACATTTGATAGGTGGTATTGCTAAATCTGCTACAAGTTTATTAAGACAGTTAGTAGACGCTGGTACATTGTCTAATTTACCGGGAGGTCTTAAATCCAGAGGTTTAAGAATAAAAGGTGATGAT